CGCGCAGCAGTGGCCCCTATTGGGGTGACGATGGTGGAGCTAATTCCCCGCGCTTGCTCCAGTTGTACGTTGTCAACCACGAGGCCATTAACACCATCGCCAGCCATAAGGTTGTTGCCGCTTGCGTCTGTGATCCAAAAAGTAGGGTACATAGTGGCTGTACTGTTCCACTGCCCGCCCAGTGTGATTCTCCAATAACCGTTCCCAATGCGTGTAACTGTTCCGGGAGTAGTGATGGTGCCGCCAGCAGAAATGCCTGCGGGGCCTAGGATCGCACCAGTAGCAACATTTACCGACATGCTGAGTACGCGTGCTGCAGCATCATATAGCCCACACATGACGTTGTAAGTAGAAGAGCCATCCTGCCGTACATCGAATGAAACTGTGAAATCTGTATTCAATGTGCAGCTAAAAGCTGTTCCGTAAGTGGTGTGGTAGGTTGAAACTACTGTCGGAACTATCCTTACCGATGTGTTGGTGCCATCGGGGCTCGGGCTGGTGTTGGATGGGAAAGTGTCTGCTGTGAAGTTCAGCCAACCAGAAGCACCAGAAGCAAGGCGAGAGTTTTGGTTTAGATTCGTCGCTGCCTGCTCGATCATCGTGCCATCGAACACCCACGCGCTGCCGTTGTAGCGGTAGGTTCCTCGCGCTGTATCAGCTGCCGCTGTTTGCAGCGTTCCGGTGGAATCGTAGTAGGTTGCCCCTCCTCCGGTTCGCGTCAGGCCGAACCCGGGCGGGATAAGGTTGCCTGGGGATGAAGCCCAGTTCAGCGTCATGCCGGCGATGGCTGCTGCCACCCCGCTCAACATGCCGGCGCGGCCACTGTGCTGGCCGTTCAGGCCGCTCATCACGCGGCCACCTATCCTGCCGCGTACTCGCTGGTAGATCATGCCGGCTTGTACCAGCTCAGGGTGCCCAGGATGGCCTGGTCGGCGATGACCGAGATTCCAGTGGTGCTGGCGGTCGATCTGAGGTCGCGGATGGTAGGGTTGATCTCGGAGCCTGTGGCGGCCGTCGACGAGGTGGTCACGTTTGCCGCGGCCGTCGAGCCGTAGCGCACGGAGAAGTCGCCGCGGAATGAGAAGTTGACGATGCCCATGCCGGCCGGTACATCGAAGGCCTGGCCCACGCTCGAGGCCAGCGACACGTGCTGGACGAAGTCAGGGGCAGCGAGAATCGTGTTCGGTGGAAGGCCGGTACCTTTTGCCATGGCAATACCCCATTCTGACCCTTCTCCTTGCCATCAAGCGTACCACCAGAGCGCTTGATTTACAACAGGGTCATGTCGGTGATCTGCAGGTCCACGCTGGTCTGCTCGTCGGCTTCCGGGCTGCTCGAGGCGCTCTGGCTGACCCTGGTCACGGTGACTTGGGCGGTCAGCGCCATGGTGGCGCCGATCTTTGGCAGGTCTTTCATGCCCAGCTTGTCGAGCTCGTCCTTGTCCAGGTGGATGCACAGGCCCCATGGGTAATCTGGCGCCATGGCTTCCATCGGAGCGGCCTCGCCGGCGTCCTCGCGCTTGTCCTCGGGGGTGCGCTTCATGCTGATGAGTTTGGCTGCCATGGTGGTCTCCTTGGGTTGGCGGTAGTGTAGCGCGGTTGGCTAGGCTTTTACCATCTTCTTGGCTGCTTTGGCGGCCCGAGCACCTTGGGCGATCACAAAAGCCACCCGGCGGGCCTTCTCGATGACTCCGTTCTCATCAGTCAGGGCGATCGGGATCTCGTTACCGCCGGTCTTGTTGACCGGCATCAGCTTCGGGTGCAGGTACGGCGCCGCCCAGTCGGCCATCTTGTCCTTCCTGGCCTGATGCCAGCGGCGCTCCTCCGGGTCCTTGGTCTTGGGCAGCGGCGCGCGCAGCACCTTGAGCATGTAATCCAGGGGCATGATGCCGCCCTTGGCAGCCTTGGATTGCTGTGCCAGTGACCGTTTGTTCGGGGTGCCTTTCTTGCGCCCGCCGGTCTTTGGGGTGCCCTTTGGTCTAGTTTGCATATAGATTCTATTTTTGAAACAGCAGGTTACCTAGTTCACCAGTTCCTTGGCCAAGGTGCCGGCCAGCTCGCACAGATCCAGGATGGTGCTGTTGCTGATGGTGTTGGCTGCCACGTCTGCCCTTACCTGGTCGAGCATGCCGCGGGTTTGCTGCGCTGCATTACGGACCTTCTGGGCGGCTTCCTTGCGGTCCAGGGCCCGTTCGTCGGACTCGGACTGGATGATGGCATTGCCGGTGGTTGCATCGGCCATGCGCACCACGGTGAAGCCGGCCCGGGCCTCGATGATCAGCTTGGGCTTCTGCTCGTTGTACTCCAGGCTTTTGTTGAACTGCTCGACGTCCTCGTCCGGGATGATCATGGCGAAGTTGTCCAGCCGGTTGCGCATGTTCCAGAGCATGCGGGTGATGATCACGGCATGGGGTTGGCTGGCCAGTGCGGTGGAGGTTTCGGTTGGGGGTTTGGCGGTCGGTGCGACGATCTCGGTCATGTTCCTCTCCTCGGTTAACACATTGCCAGCGCGTGATCGCGCGGGACCTTAAACCCATTCGCATAAATGTAGACTTCGGGATGGAACCTGGCAGGCCGCCGCGACAGCCAGGATAAGAGGATGAGGAAATCGCGTTTTGCCACGGCCTAGTGCCGGACACATTCAAGGAGCCTCATCATGGCAGCTGCTGCAAACGTAAACAACGCCCCCCTGTACCGCTCGCGCGTGCGCACCACCATCTACGGTGACCGCCTGGGCCTTGACGATGACGGCGCCCTGATCGGCCCGTTCGCACTCAAGCTGGGCCTGACCACCCTGGGCACCACGGTCCAGCAGATCCCGGCCCACGGCCTGACCGTGCTCAACGCCGCAGCCGCCAGCACCTACCTTCTCGACCCGCCCATGGTTGGCGTCGAGAAGGTCCTGATGCAGAGCTCGATCGGCACCAGCCACAACATCATCACCGGCACCAGCCTGATCAAGATCATCAGCACCTTCGGCTCGACCCAGCAACGGGTCTGCCTGCAGTCGTCCGGCGACTTTATCCGCCTGATGGGTGTGAGCACCGGCCAGTGGGCTGTGATCGGGCTGACGGCCGGATGCTGCCTGACGACCTGACCTTCAACCACTCCTGAGGAGGAGAAGCATGAAAATAGCCATCATGGGCTCGGCCCCGTCATCCCTGCGCCTGGCGCCGTTCGGAGATCCGACGTGGAAGATCTGGGGCTGCAGCCCGGGCTTGTTTCCCAACGTGCCGCGCGTCGACGCGTGGTTCGAACTGCACCGCTGGGAACCCCCAGTCATCGGCAACCCGGCCCTGCAAAAGCCCTGGTTCAGCCCGGAGTACGTGCTCTGGATGGCAAAGCAGAAGCTGGTCTGGATGAAGGATAAGGTCCCGGAGATCCCGAACAGCCACCCCTACCCGGAAAGCGAAATCCGCCACCTGTTCGGCGACTACTTCTTCACCAGCAGCATCGCCTGGATGCTGGCCATGGCGATCGACCAGATCATCACGGCGCGCGAGGCTCGTGAAGCAAGGAACCTCCTGCCGATGGATGGCACCATGAGCGCCGATATCGAACCGGATGCCATTGCCCTCTACGGCGTCGACATGGCGGCCGACGAGGAGTACGGGTACCAACGGGCAGGCTGCCAGCACTTCGTGAGCCTGGCGCACCTGCTGGACATCCAGATCATCGTCCCGCCGGAATCCGACCTGCTGCGCCCCATGCCAGGCTACGGGCTGGCCGAGTCCGACCAGTGGCACATCAAGCTGTTGTCGCGCCACAACGAACTGACCGCCAGGCTGGCGCAATGCGACCACCAACTGGCGCAGCTGACCCAGCAGCGCCACTTCCTGGCGGGAGCCATCAGCGACAACGACTACCACATGAAAACGTGGGGCCAGGATCGGGAAGGCCGCGGCACCAACCCCGGCATCCTGGCGGCAAGCCCGCGCATCCGCGCGCTGGTCAACAAGCAGACGCTGGAACCGAGCGCCGTGGTAGTGCCAACTCCAGAGCAGTTCAAGGCCGCCAGCGCCAAACTGGACAAAGCCAAAATCCCGACCAAAGGGCGCCAGGTGTGGCCGGATGGCCTCGCTGACGGTGGTGTCGCCGGCGCCGCGCGTGCGGCACGCAAACCAGCAAAGAAAGCCCCCAAGCGCAAGTAACCCATGGGCGCCCTTGACGAGTACCTGACAGCCCTCGACGCCCTCCCGCCTGAGAAGCGGGAGGCGGTGATCGAGGAGGCGCTGGACGGTACCAAGGACATGGTCTGGGTGCCAACCCCAGGACCCCAGACCGACGCCTTCTTCTCCGAGGCCGACGAGCTGCTGTTCGGCGGTGAGGCTGGGGGTGGCAAGTCCGACCTGATCATCGGACTGAGCCTGACCGAGCACCACAGAAGCCTGGTACTGCGCCGCACCAACAAGGAAGCTGAGAAGCTCTTCGACCGGTACGAGTCGATCATCGGCAACGACGACGGCAAGAACGCGCAGAAGGGCTGGCGCATCGGCGACAAGATCATCGACATCGGGGGATGCCAGCTCGAGTCCGACAAACAAAAGCGCAAGGGGATACCCCATGACCTCAAGGCCTTTGACGAGCTCGTCGACTTCACCGAGAGCCAGTACACCTTCATCATTACATGGACCAGGACGACCCAACCCGACCAGCGGTGCCGTGTGGTGGCGACTACCAACCCTCCCACCACTCCGGAGGGCATGTGGGTGGTCAAGCGCTGGGCCGCGTGGCTGGATCCTACCCACCCGCGGCCGGCCAAGGACGGCGAACTGCGCTGGTACACGACCATCGATGACCTCGACACTGAGGTTGACGGCCCGGGCCCTCACCTGGTCGACGGCCGGGAAGTCATGGCGAAAAGCCGTACCTTCATCCGCTCGAAGCTCTCGGACAACCCGGACCTGAACAAAGACGGGAAATACCGCGCCACCCTGGATGCACTGCCGGCCGAGCTGCGCGCGGCATATGCCGAGGGGAAGTTCGAAGCCGGTCTCAAGGACCAGGCATTCCAGCTGATACCCACCGAGTGGATCAGGCTGGCGCAGCAAAGGTGGTCGGAGCGCAGCCCGGACGGAGTCCCAATGTGCGCCATGGGGGTGGACTGCTCAGGGGGTGGAAGCGACCCCATGGTGATCGCGCCGCGGTACGACGGCTGGTACGCCCCGATGATCAAGATCCCGGGCAAGGACATACCGCAAGACCGCCCGGGCAAGTTTTCAGCAGGCATGATCGTGAGCCACCGACGCAACAAGGCTATCGTGATTGTCGACATGGGCGGTGGATACGGCGGCCCGACATACGAGCAATTGAAGGAAAACGGCATCGAATGCCAGGCATTCCGTGGATCCGAGGGATCTGTGCGCAGGACCAGCGATGGCCAGATCGGATTCGCAAACATCATCACCGAGGCGTACTGGAAATTCAGGGAGGCGCTGGACCCATCCCAGCCAAATGGTTCACCCATCAGCCTGCCGCCAAGCCCAACCCTGCTGGCAGACCTTGCCACCCCCACATTCGAATACCGCAGTGGGAAACTCTGGAAAGAGTCAAAGGAAGATGTGGTCGACAGGCTCGGCAGATCGCCGGACGAAGGGGATGCGGTAGTCATGGGGTGGTTTGCTGGACCAACCTACGTGACCGACGGCCAGGCATGGTCGAACTCCATAGAAATGGGAGGGGCTGGTAATCGTGCCTTCCCAAGTGCTATCATGGGACGCCAGAACGCGAGGGGGCGCCGTTAAAGGGATCAAATCATGGAAACCGTACTGTCAGCCGTCGCCTCCAAAGCCGTTGGCACCATCTTCGACAGCATCATCGGTGGCGGGAAAAGCGACCAGCAACCTCAAATGGCGACAGCGCCGGCAGTTGAGAAGCCGACCGAGATGCCGACTCCGAACGACGCGGCAGTGGCAGCCGCCAGGCGCAAGTCCATCGCCGGTCTCGTGGCCAGACAAGGCAGGGCTTCAACCATCCTGACCGACCAGTCATCCGGCGGCACCGCGCTCGGAGCCTGATCCATGACGCCAAAGCAGATACACGAGGCCGCCGATCGCACCTTCGGCAAGCGCACCAGTCTGCTGCTGCTCTGGCAGGACATGGCCGAGAACTTCTACCCTGAACGCGCAGACTTCACGTACCAGCGAAGCCTGGGCATGGAGTTCGCCAGCAACCTGATGACGTCCTACCCGCTGATGTGTCGCCGGGAACTCGGCGACCAGATCGGCCAGATGCTGCGCCCGACCGCCAAGGTCTGGGCCCACATCGCCCCGATCGACCCTGGCAGGGAGAACAACGAGTCCCGCCGGTGGCTGGAATGGGCAGCGAACACCCAACGCCGCGCCATGTACGACCCCGACAGCCTGTTCAGCAAAGCCACCAAGCAGGCCGACAACGACTTTGCATGCTTCGGCCAGACGGTCATGAGCATCAAGCTCAACCGCTACCAGGACACCCTGCTCTACCAGACCTGGCACTTGCGCGACTGCGCCTGGACCGACAACGAGGACGGCAAGGTCGGCGCCTTCTACCGCAAGTGGAAACCCACCTGCCGAGACCTCGAGCGCCTGTTCAAGAACAAAATCCACCCAAAGGTCAAGGACCTCCTGAACCGCAACAAGGGGTACGAGGAGATCACCTGCATGCACTTCGTGGTCGACGCCGATATGTGGGACGGCGACGCCAGGGGCATGCCCAAGGTCAGCATCTGGTGGGACTGCGACAACAACCACGCCATGGAGGAAACCCCGACATGGAACAAGGAGTACATCGTGCCCCGCTGGTCTCAGGTCAGCGGCAGCCAGTACGCCTTCAGCCCAGCCACCGTGGCGGCGCTCCCCGAAGCCCGCCTCCTGCAGAGCATGACGTACACGCTCCTCGAGGCCGGCGAGAAGATGACCAACCCGCCCATGGTGGCAACCCATGAGGCAGTCCGGTCTGACGTCAACATCTACGCCGGCGGCATCACTTGGGTGGACCGCGACTACGACGAGCGCCTGGGCGATGCTCTTCGCCCCATGACCATCGACAAGTCCGGCATGCCGATCGGACAGGAGATGCAGGCCGACAGCCGGCAGCAGATCGTGCAGGCCTTCTACCTGAACAAGCTCACCCTGCCCCAACGAGCCCCGGAGATGACGGCCTACGAAGTGGCGCAGCGCATCCAGGAGTACATCCGCGGCGCTCTTCCCCTCTTCGAGCCCATGGAGGCCGAGTACAACGGGCAACTCATGGACGTGACATTCGACCTGATGCGCAGGGCCGGCGGTTTCGGATCGCCCATGGACATGCCGAAGATCCTGCAGGACGCAAAGCTGCAATACCGCTTCGAATCCCCCCTGCACGACGCGATCGACGCCATCAAGGGCCAGAAGTTCATTGAGGCAAACCAGATTGTCGCCCAAGGCGTACAGCTCGACCCGAGCGTGGCAGCGATGGTGGACATGAAGGTCACCGTGCGGGACGTGCTCAACGGCATCGGCGTGCCGGCCAAGTGGCTGCGCGACGAAGTCGAAGTCGAGGACATCGAGGCCCAGCAGAAAGCCCAAGTACAGGCCCAGCAGACGCTGGCCACGATGCAGCAAGGGGCAGATGTGGCCGCCACCATGGCCACCGCCCAGAAGGAAAACGCTGCCGCCCAAGGCGCCATGGTCTGAGGATTGAATGGCGACGAAACCCAATAACCCAGCGCTACCCGAACAACCGCCACAACCCAGAAAGCGGATCCCGACCAACCAGGCCCTGGCCGCCTCGGCATCATGGCTGCCGGCGCCGTATGACCTGGCCGATGCCACCGCAGTCCAGGCGCTCCAGCGCGGCACCGCAGACGCAGAGCAGCAAAGACGAGCCCTGGACTGGATCATCCGCCAAGCCTGCGCCACCTACGACTTCCCGTACCGACCGGGACCAGACGACAGAGATACCAACATCGCCCTCGGGCGCATGTGGGCCGGACAGCAGATCGTGAAGCTGTGCAATGCCGACATCGGTAAGATGCGGCGAGATTCCCCAACGTAAGAGGAGAGGACCATGAACCTGAAATTGCAACGACTGCTGTACGGCCTGCAGGACGCGGCCGGCGACGACAAAGGAACTGCTGGGGGTGGCGCCGGCGAAGGTGGCACTGAGTCAAAAAGCGCCGGTGCAGACACGGCTGGGGCTGGAAAAGGTGCTGACACCGGCGGCGGCGCCCCGGAAAGCTGGTGGAAGGAGGACTGGCGCGACCAGGTGGCCAAGGATGACAAGTCGGTCAAGAACATCCTCGGCCGCTTTGCTACCCCTGCCGATGCCATCCAGAGCGCGATCGACATCCGCAAGAAGATCAGCGCCGGCGAGATCAAGATGCCGCTGCCGAAGGATGCCAAGCCCGAGGACATCGCCAAGTGGCGTACCGAGAACGGCATCCCCGAAAGCCCGGACAAGTACGAGCTCAAGCTGCGCGACGGCCTCTCGATCGGCAAGGACGACAAGCCGGTCATCGACGGCTTCCTCAAGGCCATGCACGACAAGAACACGCACCCGGACGTGGCAAGTGCAGCCGTCGACTGGTACTACGGCGAGATCGAGCGCCAGACCGAGGAGCGGGCCGTCAAGGACAAGGCGCTGGCATCCGAAGCCCACGAAGCCCTCCGGGAAGAATGGGGCCCGGAATTCCGCACCAACCTGAACGTGGTCGAGAACCTGCTGGCAACCATGCCAAAGGACGTGGCCGACGACTTCAAGTACGGGCGCCTGGCCAACGGCACCCCCATCATGGCCAGCCCTGCCGCCATCAAATGGCTGCTGAACATGAACCTGCAGCTCAACCCGCACAGCAAGGTGGTGGGCAACACGGCTGGCAACCCGGCAAGCGCCATCGACGACCAGATCGCCGCGATCGAGAAAACCATGCGCACCGACCGCAAAGCCTACGACAAGGACGAGAAGATGCAGCAGCGCCTGCGCGACCTGTACACCGCCCGGGAGGGCTTGAAAGCCAAGGGCTGATCAGTTACACTGAGCCGTCTCCTTCAGGTTTCCCCCCTGAATTGCCCCGGCCCAGCGCCGGGGTTTTTGTTTGCCGCTTGTGTTTTGAATTCCATGGGGTGTAGAATCCCCCCACGGCAGCAAACCTCACCACGAGCCCTGCCATGAGCACCAGCAAGTTCGGTAGCTCGGCCCCAAAGGCCCAACGATCCGGCCCCACCCCAGGTGGCTAACCCGGCGACGCGGTGCACGATGGCTAACCCGATGCGACGAAGATCATCTTTCTTCCACCAGCATAGGAGCCATCATGGCCGATACCGCATTCCAGATACAATACCGGCAAGAGTTCATCGCCGGCTTCGAGCAGCACGCAAGTCTGCTCCGCGAAACCGTCACGACCGAGGCGGTGATCAAAGGCAACCAGGCCGTATTCCTGGTGGTTGATTCCGGCGGCGCTTCCGCAGTTACCCGCGGCGTCAACGGCCTCATCCCGGCACGCGCCGACAACAACACGCAGAACACCTGCACCCTGTCGGAATGGCACGATCTGGTCCGCAAGACCGGGTTCAACGTGTTCGCCTCGCAGGGCAACCAGCGCGCGATCATGCAAATGACCACCATGGCGGTGCTCAACCGCAAGGTCGACAGCCAGATCGTGACCGAGCTCAACACCGGTACCGTGGCCATCGGCTCTGCCGGCGCCATCCCGACCGTGTCGCTGTTCCAGAACGGCCGCGTGAAGCTGTCCAACGCATCCGTGCCATGGGATGGGAATATCACCTTCCTGTGCCAGCCGAGCTACCTCGCGTACCTCGAGCAGACCCCTGAGTTTGTCAACGCCCAACTGGTCGACGTCAAGCCCTACGCCGGCGGCGACAGCAATCCGAGCTGGCGCGACAAGCCCCAGGCCTACCGCTGGAGGAATGCTCTGATCATCGAGCACCCGAACCTCCCGGGCAAGGCGACCACGAGCGAGAAATCGTTCCTGTACCACAAGACCGCCATCGGCCAGGCTGCCGACACCGGCGGCATGGCAACCCCCGTTGGCTACAACGAGGAGCAGGACTACTCGTGGGCACGTGCTTCGTGCTTCATGGGCGCCAAGCTGCTGCAGAACACCGGCGTGGTCGTGTTCACCACTGACGGTTCGGCCTACGCGTAATCCAGCGTAGACATCCCAACCATTTCAAGGAGAAACACACATGGCTTACAACGGCTCAACTGCAGGCAGCACGGCTGCCAACCCTCCAATCCTGATGGCTTCGGCCATGGGTGGGAAGATCCTCAACAACGGATCGACCATCAACGGCACCGGCGGTGGCGCCGGTGGACAACTCTGGTTCTACTCGTCCACCGATTCCAGCACCGCACCATTTACCGCCAACTACTTCACCGATGCGTTCTACATCGGCATGAAGGGCGGTGATGTGGTGCTGCAGGTCGGCGCCACCGGTTCGACTCTGGGTGTTGCCCTGAGCGTGATCGGCGCAGTAACCACCGCGGGTGCGGCATACGCCACCAGCGGCGCACAAATCAGCTCAACCTTCGGTTAAAGCTGAAAGGCCCGGAGCGGTAGAAACTGCCGCCCGGGCCGACCCCCCATTCAATTCAGAGGAGAAGGACAATGGCAGATCCGAAAGCAGCACCCAAGCAGGACAAGGCCGCGGAAGTGGCCGAGCAGCCCGAGCGCAAGCCAGGCAGCCCCATCACCGACGACCGCATCCAGGAGTCGGAATTCGCGTACACCACGCACATCGGCACCGCCTACGAGAACACCGAACCGGGCGACCTGCTGGCAACTGAATACTGGGCGCACCGCGCCGCCAAGCTGCGTCCGTGGGACGAGATCAAGATCCGGGCGAACGACGGCAGCTGGTACGTCCACCTGCTGGTGCTCGAGTCCGGCCGCAACTGGGCACGCGTGCACATGCTGTCGGCCTGGAAGCTGACCACCAGCGATGTGGCGCAGACCCAGTCAGCACCAAAATCCCCGTTTGCCGACTTCCGCGTCGAGCACATGGGCCCGCACGCCAAGTGGTGTGTCATCCGCCGCAGCGACAACCAGAAGATCCACGAGGGTGCCGAGAACCAGGACGCGGCAATGGCGTGGCTCAAAGAGCGCATCAAGGCCGGGATCTGACGCATGAGCGCCAGCCGCCTGCAGATTTACAACGACGCGCTGCTCCTGCTGGGGCAGCGCCCGATCGCCAACCTCACGGTGAACGAGGAAGGCCGCAGGCTGCTGGACCAGGTGTGGGACGGCGCAGGACAGGGAACTGGCGGTGTCGACGCGTGCCTCGAGCAGGGGCAATGGAAGTTCGCCACCCGGGCCAGCAAGTTCGAGCACGACCCCGATATCACCCCTGAATTCGGCCACCAGTACGCCTTCGCCAAGCCGACCGACTGGATGGAAACGGTGGCGGTTTGCACCGACGAGTACTTCCTGGCGCCGCTCCTGAACTACGGCGACGAGAACCAGTTCTGGCTCGCATCGGTCAGCCCGCTGTACATCAAGTACGTCAGCAACGACGCCGACTACGGCAAGAACCTGTCGCTCTGGCCGGTCAGCTTCCGCGAGTTCGTGGTGGCCTACCACGCCAGCCGGATCGTCCACAAGGTGGCGCCAGGCATGACCGACTACATCATCGGCGACCCCACCAAACCGGAGCAGCGCGGCATCCTGCAAAGCCGCCTGCTGACCGCCAAGAACCGGGACGCCTGGGCTGGTGCCACCAAGCTGATGGCCCCGGGCTCTTGGGTCAAATCACGCCAGCGCTACGGCAACGGGAACTGGCGCGATGGAGGCAGCCGTGCCAGTCTGATCGGGTAACCGCATGCCACGCCAGGATCCCGTACTGCTGGCATTCAACCGGGGGATAATCTCAAACCTCGGGCTGGCGCGCACCGACATTAAGCGCCTGGCCATGTCTGCCCAGATGCAGACGAACTGGGTACCGCGGGTACTCGGACCCATGAGCCTGCGAGTAGGTCTAGGGTACCTGAGCCAGACCAAAGGCAACAAAACCGCGCGCCACCTGCGCTTCGTCTTTTCCACCGACGACAAGGCGATCATCGAGCTTACCGACCTGATCATGCGGGTACGAGTCAGCGACACCATCATCAGCCGGCCCGCTGTGACCACCGCGGTGACAAACGGTACCTTCCCCACCGACTTCTCAAGCTGGACTGACAACGACGAATCCGGCGGTGTGTCGGCATGGATATCGGCAGGGCTGGTCGGTTTCACTGGAAACGGAACTGCAGCAGCCATCAGGGATCAGCAGGTGACCGTGGCAGGGGCGAACATAGGCGTGGAACACGCCCTGAAGATCACCGTGCCGCGCGGCCCGCTGACGCTCCGTGTCGGATCCAGCAGCGGCGCCGACGACTACATCAGCGAAACCAACCTGGGAACCGGCAGCCACAGCCTGGCCTTCACCCCGACCGGCGACTTTTACATCCGCTTCCTGTCGCGCCTGAAGCGCATCGTGCACCTGTCCAACTGCACGGTCGAGGCATCTGGCGACATGGAAGT